GCGCATGTTTGGCCGCGGGTTATGCGGTGGAGTCACGTCCGAGGATCCATGACATACGGCATAGTCACGCGTCGTGGATGATCAATGCGGGCATGGACATGTTCCAGTTGTCGCACCGTTTGGGGCATGAGTCGGTGACGACGACGTTGGACCGGTACTCGCATTTGATGCCGGAAGCGCATTTCACGGGCGCGTCTATTGCGGCGAAAGCGCTAGGCGGGTAACCCCTTAAATGACGAAGCTGCCCCCGGTTGACGGTTATGTCAGCCGGGGGCAGTTGTTTTGTGTGGGTCAACCCGTGGGGGTTGCCGTGTATTCGGGTGTGACGGTCACTGTGGCGGGGTCTGTGGGCGTTACTGGGGTAGTTTCGGGTGAGAGTGCCGCCGGAACCTGCGGAGCCGCCAGAGTGCCGGTCTTGGTGTTGTCGGGCACGCGGAGTGGATCCTTGGTGAAGAAGCCAACCAAAACAGGAACAAGCACCAGAGTCAGACCGTAGGCCAGCCCGGAGAACCGGCCCAGACCGGAGAACAGGTCCGGGGTAATGTACGGCAGGATCGCCGCCATGATGACGCCAGTGACAGCGGACGCAGTGACTTTCGGTGAAACCGGTGTGCTACTCATTTGATGCTCCTGTACATGTTCCAGGCACGCCGGTTGGCGCGCTCTTCCCTAAGGGTTTTGAAAGTGTCGGCCGCCCACCAGACCAACCAAGCCAGGGCCGCGGTTCTCACGGCGCCGGATTCACGTTGATAGTCGTCGTCTGCGGCGTCATATGATCATCAAGACGCTTCTCAATCCGGTTCACAGCATCCTTCACCGACGAACCGTCATTGAACTCGACCTCATGCCGGATCTTCTCCAACACGGCCGACTGATCCTCCAGCGCGGCGTCCTGCGCGTCCATCCTTTCGAACAGGCCCGGCTGCGCGGCCCGCCTCCCTTCGGCTGGGACGCCGACGAGCTGGTCCACGGCCCGCCAGAACTTACGGGCCGCAGGGATGCCTTTGCGGACAAACCACGCGATAAAACCGGCGGCGACCGCGGATATGGAGACAATGGCTGAGACCGTGTTCATCACTGCCCCAGACGTGTCCGGGCGCGCTTGTCGGCTTCGTCGTTGACCGCCTTCGCCAGGACAGCCAGGTCAGTGTCCGACAGGGCAGCCGCAACCGACGCGCCGCCGGGTTTCTGGTCGATGTGGGTGAGTATGCCGGCCGCGTTCCCGGAACCGATGTTCTGGTTCCAAACAGCTGCCGGAACGCCGTTGACCTGCCCGACGAGGTAGCCGCCGTCCTGCTTGGTGAGCACGTTCTTCAGGATGCTCACGAGGTAGCCGCCGTCCGTGGAGTCCAGGACCTTCGCAGTGTTCGGGATGGTTCCTAGGATCTTGTCTGCGGCGGAAAGGATCCGGCGCTGTTCAACTTCGGTCAGGTCAGGCATGAAAGCTCCAGAGGGTGTGATGGGGGTGATTGTGGACGCCGCTGCGGTGACGGTTCCGGTGCCGCGTGCTATGGCGTCGATGCGGTTGAGGTCGTAGTCTCCGGGGCACGCCGTCGATGTCCAGTAGTGGTGCGGGACCAATGGGACGTCGCCGTACTGTGCCCGCAGCCATGCCACCAACTCGCCGATTGTCTGGTAGTCGCCGTCCGTCGCTTCCGGGTGGCATTCGATGCCGATGGACTGTGCGTTTCCCCTAGCGTTCCCGGCATGCCACGCCGCATCCAAGGGTGAGACGATGCACGCGACCTCCCCGTCCTGCACGATGAAGTGCGCGGACGTGGGTGTCGTGTTCGTGCACAGGTAGTCGCGGACGGTCCCGAACTGTTGTCCATTGGCGCCCCAATGGTGGATCGTGATGTAGTCGATGGTGCGCGGGTAGCCAAAAACAGCCGGGACTTGGTCGGCGGGGGTGAAGTTCCGGGACGTGTGGGATTCATCCAACGTGTAGGTCATGACAGCGGGTATTCGGCGAAGATGGAGATAGCGGTTCCGGCGGCGCCGGCTGGGCTGAGGATCAGGTAGCCGGCGGTCGGGTCAACTTGGACGTTAAAGCCCTGGATGCGCGCGGCGGGCCAGTAAGCGGACGGGATGGCACCGCAGACCGTGTTGGCGACCCATGAGGATGCGTTGGTTGCTGCACCGTTGATATGCACCACGTTGTTGAGGACACGGTAACGCAGCCCGGCCCAGTTCTGTGTGGCGGTGTAGTCGGTGAACCCGTTTTGCTTCGGTACGGTGATCCAACCCGTATCCCCAGGCGTCCAGGTTGTCCCGTTGCACACGTCCAGCGGGTAGCCGGGCAGGTCGAGGCGGCGGACTGTGCGCCCGTTGAACTTGGCCAGTGCGTCCCGTTGGGTTTGGGTCGTCACGTTGGTGACCACGGCCAGCGAATTGCCCATGGCGGCGAGGTCTGCTGTGAGGTTGTAGCCATCCGAGTTGATGGGGACGACGGCCCCGTTATCGAGGGTTTGGGACATTACCTGCTCCAATCAATGGTCAAGAGCCCGGAATCGGGTTGGGCGTTGCGGCCGTTGAAGCCCGTATAGGGTTCGCCCGCGATGGCGATCCCGCCGCCGGCCTGCAACACCGGAGCGAAGGAGAGGGGCAGGTCGATGGTGCCGTTGAAACCGGGTGGGATGCTGATCCCGGTTGGCCCTACGGTGCGACTCACGTCCCCGCCTGGCTTATTGGGGCTGGTGTGGGCGTAGAAGTTCACTGTCACGGCCGAGTTGTAGGAGCCGACGCTGCGGCGGGCCCCGGTATTGAACCGGATCCGGGTGATGGTCCTGCCGGCGAGTTCACCGGGTGATCCGGCGTAGAACCATGCCCCGTTGTTTGATGCGCCGTAGGCTGATCCGCCTTCAAACACATTGCCGCCACCGCCAGCCCAGTTATCCCAGCCGTAGCTGGAGGACCATGCCCCGGAATCGGTGGCTGCATATGTGCTGGTCCCCGTAGATGACGGCGGGGGTGGTGGTGCGACCGGCGACGGCGGGGGTGCCGGTGTTGGCGTGGCGCCAACCTTGCCTGTCACTGTTGGGGTGGCGGCGTTCCAGGCGAGGATCACGTTGTCGTTCACGGTGGGGGTGTAGGAGGACACGAAGTACGCGGTGTACGCGGTGCCGTCCGTGCCGGTGACCGTGATGGTGGCTGAGGCCGGGGGGACGGTGGTGACGGTGCCGGTGCCGGGGCGGGGTGCTGCGGTCAGCTTCCCGGAGACGACGGCCTCAGCCTGCCCTGTCGGGCCTGCCATGAGGTCCACGACGACGGTGTCCCCGGCGTTGACGACGAGGGGGTCGGCGTAGCGTGCCGGGATGACGTTACCCCACACGTTGACCGCCAACGCGCCGCCGGCGAGAACCATGACGCCCTGGGTGCGGGTGACCCCGCCGCCGGGGATCTTCGCTATCAGGTTGGAGAGGTTAGCCACGGTTCACCGTCCCTAGTGCTGCTTGAACATCGGCGTAGGTGCATTCGACGGTGAGGGTCATGGGTGCGACACTGTTGCCGTTGGAGGCGAGGTGCATGGTTTTGACCTTCCCCGCCAAAGTCACGGTCTGGTTGTTCACCACCGGGGAGGCGACGGTCACCCAGTCGCCCTGCTGGATCGCCGGGTTCGGTAGGCACGTCACTTGCAGATCCGTGGTGAGGCCGTGCAGTTGTGTGTCCCGCATTGTCTGGGCGTAGGCGTCGCATTCGGCCTGCGTCGTGAGCATGGTTGACGAGTAGAACGTGGGGTAGTTCCCGTGCGGGCCGTTCACCCGTAGCGGGCCGGTGGTGATTTGGGCGATGGACTGGATGGGTACCTGTTGGGTGGTGCCGTCCGGTTTGGTGACGGTCGCGGTGCCTTGGGCGACGAAAATGTTGTACAGGGTGTCGATTTTCTGGTCCCGTGCGACCTGCACGAGGACGCCTTCGGGTCCGCCCCTGATCGTCCACACTGGTGCCTGCGGGGTGATGGGGTACACCTCGAACTGGCCGTTGCCGTTGAGCCGGTAATCACAGGTGATGCGGGAGCACAGGTCAGCGACCGCTGCTAACCGGTCCTGCTGGTAGATGAGGTTCTTGTTCACGGCCCGGTCCGTGACGCCCGTGAGGGTGGTGACGGGGACAATGTCGGTGAGGAGGCGGCGGATTTCCCCGAGGATCGTTGGGGAACCGCCCTGTGGTGAGTCCGGTGCTAGGAGTCGGGCGTTGCCGATCACGACGCCGAGGTCGTCGGCGGTAAGGTGGATCGTCGCGCCGCCCGGAACCATAGCCACGGACTTGCCCGGCGGAATGGGTGAGTCCGGGTTGACCTGCCCAAGGTTGTCGATCAGGTAGGAGTGCCACGTCTCATT